TGATACTCTTCATTGTTCCTTCGAACAAATTGCTGAAACTGTCACCGAATTTCTTCAACGCCTTAGATAACAAACTAAGAGTTTCTCCTATACCACTTTGTACCTCTCTGTTAAAATCACCCGCAAATTTATCCACCAAACTGTCCAATGCTGTAACAAGAGCAGTATAATCAAATACAATATCAATCTTGCTTTCTGGTATATTAGATGGTTCGCCACTAGACATCTTGTTCCCTCTCAAATCTTTCAGATTCACATAACCAACGATACATAAACGCTAAACCAAAGGCTACCGGAGATCCACCAAATAAAAAAGCTATAACCGTACCAAAACAAAGACTCCTCAAAAATGTTGATATGCACCAAAAACAACCCCGAGGCCTTCTGCCACTGTTCATACTCTAGCCCCTAATACCCTAGCAATGTTCTTCAAAAACCATACATCTCTCTTCTGCTTATAATCCATCTCCGATTCAATCTCTTTCTTCCTCCACTCAGATAGAATCTCTATCAATTCCTTCCTCTCGAAAAAGGGCATGCTCCAAAATTCGTTGACACTTACATGACCATATTTGCTTAAAAACAGCATTTGTTCATGTAATTCACGTAGAGAAATCTCTGGTAGAACCTGGACGAAAGAATTCCCTATCAAAGGGCATCATCTGTCGAGATTTGAAACCGCATGCCCCACATGTCAAGTCAATCATCAAAGATGGGCCAAACTCTCTCTCATCTATCGCATTCTTTAAGGCTGCTATATCCCTGCCCACTAACCCCTCTACATAGGCTAGTTTGCGTATCGCATCCACTATCTCACCATTGATGCTTACGATGTTACAAGATAATCGATAACAATATCCAGGATCTCCTAATTCTTGTACCTTTTGTAGACGGTTGCGTGCGTATCGCCTTATCTCCTCCTCATCCTGTACACGTAAAAGTCGAAATTGAATCTCATCTCCACTCAATGGTAACTTCACATTGTACGGTTCACAATCGTCTTCTGCCGTCAATACTACTGATTTCAATCCCTGCGGTATATCTATTTGCGATTGAAATCTTGTATTACAGTTGGGACATGTTACTAAAAACTTGTACTCTGTACCATAGCTTATATGACGTAAACATAATAGTATGTAAACCATGTCCCCTAATAGTAATTCCTCATACCTTATCGGTAAATTCACCAGCCTTCTCTTACATACAATATCTACTAGCGATGTGCGATCAACCTTTTGCGATGCAAATAATGCCTCATCCGCCCCAGTTAGCGGTGTCAAATATACCTTACCACCTGGTAGCGATCCCCCATACAAGTAACCCCTCGAGGGTAACTCAATACAATACACATAAGGTTGATCAGGTGATACTCTCTCTTCTACCTGTTCAATCAACAGTGGTAAATCAGACCTGGACATTCCTACTACCTCCTACTTCTACTTGTAAAGAAAGTTAATACTACTACGCTACTGTACCCGATGTCATATAATCTACTTGAAGCTCTACTGATACTGTGAGATTTTCCGATGCAGCTTGGTTTAGCTCACTCGGCGATATCTTGCTCGGCCATACCCCGTAAAGGTAAAATCTACGAGTCCTCTGCATACCATTGGGGTGCAGAAGCCATAACTCCCCCGTACCTTTGTATTGATACGCATACCCAATCGCACCCGTGAAAGAGTTGTGTACCCTCTCCTGCCATTGCCAAAGAACACCGTACGTATCCTTGTCAATGTAATCCCTAAGCGCTAGCGTTACTGCATCATACTTCACTCGACTTGCTACCTTCCTCTCCTCGTTCCCGTGCGCTATGGTTAGTACCTCTACCGTCCGAGTCGGTGGAGTAAATGTAGATAAACTCAATTGTATCACCCGGGTCAGTTCCACCCCCATCCCTTGCGGAGGTGTTAATACTAACGTCCAGTTTTGCACCCTCTGCGGTTCAAACGAAATACCCGCACCAGCGGGTGCTATGTGGTTGGCAGATACTAAGCTCGTGTCAACTGACGGCATTGTTGGTACCCTCCACTACAAAGAAAAGTTTGAATCGAAACTCTTATTTCTGAGTATTGTCCACTACAACACAATAATCACATTGAAATTCAACTGATACTAATACCTGTTCACTCACACTCATATCAAAATCATTGACTGTGTATCGACTGGGCCAAACTCCCCCACATTCATAATAGTAATCTCTATACACCCCACTAGGCGATAGCGGTTGTATCTGTAGCTTCCCCTTGTACTGATATGGAAAGAAAAACCCATAGTAGTAATTAAAAACCTTCTGCATCCACAAAGATAAACATGTTGCTACACGACTATCAATGTAATCTCTAAACGAAATCGTACCCGATTGAGGTGCATATCGAGATGGTATCTTGTAACTCCTATTACCACACCTCAAATCCTCTACATCAAATGTTTGAGGCGGTATGGTAATACTCTTTACATAAAATTGAGTGGATTGTATTGAAACATAATTTTTCTGTGTACCTAATACCTCTGGAACAAATAAACTGACCTTAAAATTATGTAACCTCTGAGGTTCAAAAGTAACACCCGAACTGGTAGGTGCTATGAACCTAGCTGATATTACCCTCGTATCCACCTCTGGCATCATTCACACCTCTACGCACCTTGTGTTACGACTTCTTGGAAGGTTACACCTTGAGGCATAATCACGAACTTAATCTGAATTACCTCCGCTGCCTTCGTTGGACGTATGTATATCAAACCTACCGCTTCATTCCTATCTCTAACCTCTGGTGTATTGGTCGATTCATCCATTACTACCTGGTAATCCACGATCCCTCTCCTAGATTTAATCGATTCCAATACAGGTGTTACTAAACTGCGAAATTGTGACCACATCACTGGATCATTCGGTTCAAATACCAAATACATCACCGCCGTCGCTATGATCTTGCGCATGTATAGTAAGAGACGTCGTACATTCTCTCTGTCCAATGCTGTGGGATACCTTTGAAGCGTACGCTGTCCCCATCGCACAATCCCTAAACCTTGAAACTTCACAAATGGATTTATCGCATTCACTCCCCATTCACCTGCACGACCTCCATATAGATATTCTCGCTCCCCTAGCGTTGGAGAATATTCAACATCTAATACATCCGCTAGTCGACCACGTCTTAATCCCGCTGGTGCATACCAAATCTCATAATCACGATCCGTTAAGGCCATATGCCTCGATACAAAGGCCGATGGCGGTACCCATACATCCACATCATTCCACGAATCATAGACCTGTATCCAAGGCCAACTGAGCGAGGCATAAGACGTAGATAATGGAGCCTTCGGATCATTTGCATTTGTACCTAGGCCATTGTGCCAATCGACTACCTCTTGTACATCCAAACCACTAGGAGGATCTATCAAGGCTAAACAATCTTGACGTACCTCCGCAATCGAAATCAATTCACTTATTACCCCATCTCTCGTATCACCTGGTACAGCTATTAGGTTCACATCAACTTCTTCCGGGTTAGAAAATAACTTTAACCCCGTCTTGACACCTCCCGCAATCGTACCTACAACATCCGATTCCGTTACCGACGCACCATCATCTCCACCTGTTAATGTGTAGGTGCCTAACTTCATCGTAGTTACACTAGTTACATGTTCAACCTCTACATACTTCGAATCCGCTAAACGTGTACCAATGTAATCTATCGAATCAGTTGGTGTTAACACTACACTATCATATCTCTCCACTACATACCCACGGTACTTGATTGTGATCTTGTACGAATTCGACCTCGTACCCTCATCAATCTGTACCTGAACACCTGTCGTTGCACCATTGGCCCAACTACCTGAACTCGATGCCCTAAATGTAACTGCTAGCTCACTCTCATTCTCATCTTGTACTTCTACCTGTGCTGTGGCTTCCGAGTATCCTGCTACCCGTACCACTAGAAGTCGATTACCCTCTTTCAAAAATTGTTGCGCTGCATAAATCCCATAGTGATCCGGTGACGGTGGACCAAAAACATCAAATAGTTGTCCCTCCGATGTGATCAATGTTACACTATCCGTCGGACCCTTCTTGGCTGTAGTTACTATACCAAAGATGGTTGACGAAAGCATTGGAACATACACACTGAGATCTAACTCTGAGTGATACACCCCCGGAGATACCCTAGATCCTGCTGCCATTATCCACTCTCCTCTTTGTAAAAGTTACGGTAAAAATTGATACTTGTACTTTCTAAAGTCAGGTCCAGTATATGGTTCATCCCATTCTTGATTGTCTTGTACTATCTGACCCGTTTGTGGATTCCCCTTAACCAAAGGTCTCCATGAATCTATCTGCTCCTGTGTATCTAAGTGATTCACATCCACATGTATGCGGTGAACTACCTTCACCTTATTAACCGGTGGACTTACCCATCCCTCTATCCTCAAAATACACGTCCAGCGAAGTGTCCTCTCTTCTGTCCCCGGCTCCAAATCCGTGTTGTCTTGTACCCCCTCGTGAAATAATGGTACATATTGTACACCCACAGGATATCCATGATCCACTATCAAGTATGTCATATCCGTAAGATCAAATTGCTCTAAATACTGACGCACTAAAATGCGTGCTTCTCCCCGCTCTCTTGTCCATAGGTTGATTGAGTAAGAAAACACATATGGCTTAGGTTGCGGTATCCTATATACCTCCTCCAGTTCACCCCCCTCTCCTAATCCTACCCCTATATCCATCTGGTTTATTGGATGTAACTTCCTCTTCGAATCCGGTACCACTGACCCTGTTTGCTGTATAGATATGATCGGTAGCGGTATTGGTTGATCTACTGGAGCCTTTAATCTCTTCCTAACTTGTGCAAATACCCTCTCCGGTGTTGCAAATACTATCGGTATCCTGTAACCATCTATTACAAATATGCTCCGACACCAGTCTGCTAACGCTCTATCATACGTCTCATAATCAAACGCATGTTTGAAATCAGAATAATCCTGCCTCCATTTGTAACTGGTTACCGACATATCCTCACCTTCTCAAATCTTCTACTTAACTAGTGAGAAGCGAATCACTACTGGTTGACGTAAATACTGCCCTACCTCTCTCTTCGTCTCTCTCCATATAGACGCACCTCTTACCTGTAAAGAGTGCGAACCGAATTCTCTTAATCGGTGGTGGTATAACCAACTCCTCCCAGTGCGGTTGTTTTCACCCTCTCTTACCTTCACAAAAAAATGGTTGCCTCTCTCCCCTATTACTACTGAATCTATATACTCCTTGGTCGTTAAACTGTATGGAGATAAAACCATTCGGTCACCTAAACGAAGGTAAAACGGTTTCCATCTATTCTCTATCTTCCTCTTCACTTCCTGGTACGCATATTGTGCTATCCGTTGACACCTCTCCCGGTTTGTACGTAATATCCACTCCTTACATCTCTTAACCCCACGTATGGTAAATCTAATCTTCGTATTCATCTACCTACCCCCTGGCGAACGAATCATCTCATCTTCTAAATCCACTATCGATGGACGGTGTAGATCACACGCTAATACTAAGTACCAAAAGATGTTCGTGTTCCCAAAATACTGCCATGGGTATGCTGACTTCACTACATATAAAAGACCATTGTACCATAACCTGTCTCCCGGACCACAAAGGTAGCGAATCGGACCACCATCTACCTGTGTGCTGCTTAATGGTATCGCCTTATCCCCTATGTATTGTTGTACCAAATCTTGGTATACTAAACCCGCTTCCTCCAACATCGGTAAACTAAGATACAATAACATGTTTACCTTTACATCTAAACCAAATCGGTTCAGCTCATATATCGGTGGCTCGAGCGATACATACCCCCTAATCTCATGCGGTTCCCATTGGTAGTGCTTGTAATCTAATTCCTCATGTATGTCATCTAAATAGTGCTCCTTCGGTGTTGTGTTGCGTAAATAATATATCACCGGAAATCTGTATGGGCCCCCTCCCCCTTGCGGTGAACATCTGGGCCACCCTGTGTTGAAATCTCTTATCATTGTCCATAGGTGTGTATACATCGGTTCATATTCAGTAAATAATAACCTAGACATCATGGGACGACCACATAAATCCGTTACGTCCTGTGTGATCGGTGCAGGATACCAATAGGTTATAAGATCACCATCTGCTACCTCACTCCATACATATGGTTTACCATATATGTTTAACCCACTAAATAAACCACTTATATTAGCAGGATCATTGTAAAGTAAAATCTCGTACTCATATACCGGACCCCATCCAAGAGCACGGTCACATGGTTGCGTACATGCGTTCCCGGTAGGTCCATCAGGCCATACCCCACCCTCATATGCATCCATTAACCTTATTCTCTCATACCTCGTAGTGTAACCCCCATTCTCAAATCCTGCCTTGTCTTCGTTGTATCCTGACTCCCCATATACTAATCCGCGGTCGTCATATCTCGTTACCAAAGAGTAGTAATCTAATATCCTACCCCAAGCTATTGATGTATGCGGTACTTGATATCGTGCGTCAAACCAATGGCCCTTGCGCCACCTCACCCCTGGTTCAGGATATTGGTTGGGATATGTACCATTCCTACCCTCCAAAATAGGATGCGGTCCTGCTACCTGCTCTCCTTGTGTATCCCGGTACGTGTTTATGCTCCACTCCACCTCCCCTGTTGGCGCTGTTGCGTGCGTTACCTTCTCACCGTCTTGTAGTAGCGATACCCATGATCGGTTGCCTAATGCCTTCTCCTGCGTGCTTGTATATCCTAAAGCTAATCTTAAACCATATAGCCAGTACGTTGGCCATAAAGAGTTAAATAACCCATACCTCCCAACACCTAATGATAATCGGCTGTCAAAATATCCATCCTGTATAAACCAACCGATCTCATTTGTGTATCTATCATCTTCCCATTGCGGTAGTGTACCACTGTATACTACCTTCCCTACATATCTTAGCTGAGTTGTTGTTAGTTGAGACATTCGCCTTACCCGTGAACTGGTATCGCTGGTACTGGAAATCTCTTCAAGTACTCCGTTACCTGATCTATTAGTTGCTGACCCCTTGTACGCTGATACTCCGCATCCACCCTTATCGGTCCTGTTGGACCAGGTATCTCCTCACCAAATGCACCTAATATATCCCCCAGTGTTAATCTACAATATCCCTCAACCGCATCTAGAAATCTCGACTTCATGCCACTCGGAAATGTTTCCAACGTGTGTGGATACGCCTTCACATAACATACCTCATATGGTCCCGCTGGGTGGTATAGTAGTAAGTGCTTCGTTACTGGATCCCATAACCACCCAGGCTCCAGCGACCTTACCCTCTCTACCGTCTTGCGCTGTGCTAGTAACTCCGCTAGCGTGGTCTGCGGTGTTCCTGGACCTATTAACTGAGCCGATACAACCCCCGTGCTAAATGGAGACGACGTGATCAATCGCCCAGTTAAATTAAATATCCCTAAATCCACTATAAGTTGAGGCGATCGTGGACGTAAAAATTGTACACTTACTACCGATATTAGATCACTCTCCCCTGAGAGATCTATATCACTCTGAGGGGTACCCGCTGGTACATTCAAATACCCATACCTCTTGCACGGTATGTATTGGTTGAATAAATCCAATGCCCTGTCAATAGCTTCCTGGTAGTGCCCCGTACCATCCTGCGCTAATGGTATGCATCTAGCCCCTGCACCAAGTCGCATTCGAATACGGTTTACCACCTCCCCTGCTGTAAGATCCATAAGTTTACCCCTCTTGTAAATGTTTGAGGTGCTCTTGTATATCTACCTTCTTTTTGAATACCTTGGTGAGATCATATCTAGAAAGATAGAATTGCTTCTTCTCTCTCTTCACTAAGATGAAACCCTCTTCCACATAACTTATATCCTCCTCACTAAATCCGTGATGCTTCAATACCTGCTCTACATCATAAGGACCTCTACTAATCTCCGGTTCACCTTGTTGCTCCTCAACCTGTTGACTCTGTGCTGTTGATACTAGTTGCTGCATAGTCATACAATTCGTTTGACAATATGATTCACACGCACATTGTAATTGCTGCCTTAACTGATCCTTTACCACTGGTACCGATTCTTTCAAATATCGATCTATATTCGAAACATCTACTACCTTCACCTCCTCCGAGCAAGTTGACTCCTTCTTACTCGAAGACGGTTGAGGTGCCCCCCACTCCTCCTTGATTAACACACGGTTGGGATGCGGTTTGTCTTCTATACCCCTACTAAATCTCTCAAAGTAAGAATCCGTTACAAACTCCCCCGGTCGAATTGCTGTCCTACCTCCACGTGGATTCGGTAAGTAAACAATTGATTTCGATCGATTGTAGTACCTGTACTTCATCTCTATCTCCTTTACATTAAGTCAAAAAAAGATACCGAACTGGTCTACCCCTCTGTCCTGTCGGCCGGTCTCTACAAGAGGTAGAGATGAGAGAAGTAGATGAGTAGTAGAATCCAGTTCGGTATCTCGGCCCCGGTAGTGACCAATCACTCACCCCATGCGCATTACGTCCCCACCAGTGTGCCTCTCGCATAAAATCTGGGATTAACTACCTTCTGAGCCGTCCGAGTCATAAGCCCCTTGCGGCTCAAAAAGTCGTCCAGCGTTATGGTCGGTGTGCTAACTAGACCTTGATATACTGCATGCACATATCCTGTATCCAAGAATGTACCCCCTTTGAATCCCATGAGCCATTCATTAACAGGATATGCAGCATCCTTGTACACCTTCCAATCTCCCAATGTTCCTATGAATCGTATGCCACTCACAGATGTGTTAGCCGAAGGTGCCTTGACAAACGCCGGAACTAGTGTCTCTACAATGTTAGCTACGTTCAATCCACATACAATCCAAGTACCTTGTGCACGCTGTGTATTCTGGTAGATAACATTGCTTGTCTCAGTAAATGCATCTATGATTATTTCCTTGTGATCCTTGTAACTAACTCCCTCCGGAGGTCGAGGATCAAATTGAACCGGAGACGACGCATTGTACGCAATCTGCCGTAAGTGGCGAACTATCTTCTCATTGATCTCTTGGCTGATGCGGTTGGCCATCATCGTGACCAATTCCGTCTCAGCTACTATACCATGAATCGCCAAAAGATCTTGCTCAGCTTCCATCGCCCAGCGAGCTCGCAACTTGTTCGGTCTGGTTACCACCGGAGACGACGTGAGCTGAATCTCAATCTCCGGTATCAGATCCGTTGCCTCCATGTCGTACTCATAGCTTGCTGCAATCGTGTCCCCTGAACCCGGAGCTGTCGCGAAAGTTACGTCCACTTGCCCCGTTGCATAGTTGATGGTGTTGGTTCCCCCACTATTCACATTCCCTATGAGATTACCTGCACCATCATCCGTTACCTCTTGCGTACCATCCGTAATCTTGACCGTACCTGGTCGCACTGGATAGTACGATAGCGTTGATTGGTATCGAGCAGTAGATCCATCTCCTACACCAACCGTCTCATTCTCTACCACTTCATCCGTAAAATGGAACGATCGCTCTGGGCCCGCCTGTGCATCAAAGAGCTTGGTCCCCTTCGTTACCGTCCCCTTCGTGCGGCCCGCTATCACATCCATGTAAAATACCAAGCCTGTTGGTGCCGATAGCGGTTGAACACTAACTAAATCCGCTGCTACCAAATTCGCATACACCATCCGAATTATCGGAAATACATACTTCTCATACGTACCTATCTGTATAGAGCGTGTCGCTTCCTCCAATCTGTCAAAGTGCTGTCGAGCATTCTCCAATAGCATCGCTACTAGTGCACGACGATATGGATCCGTTATACCCTCCATGAAATCCAAAACACCATCTATCTTCTCATAACCCCTCAAAACCTTGGGCGACATTCGCGACCAAGATTCCGCTAGCCTCAATCCGTGAGTTATTACCCCCTCCATCATCTGTTGGGGATCCGTTGTTAAATTTCTAAGTTGATCTGCCATATATTGTTACCTCCTTTGTTAATTGCTAAGTTATTGACCCTTCATCTGCTTTTCAACCTGAATCACACTCTCTAACAAATGACGAGGAACCCTCACATTGGTCCCCTGCCTCCGGTCCGGTACCTTACCCCTTACCCCCTCCGTAAGAGATATAGGTGGCAGATCAGATGGGTATCCCTTGTTCCTCATTAGCGGTTCAATTAGTTCCTCCACTAATGCCTTCGCCTGAACAACTGTTGTACACTCGTATAGTTTGTCCTTCACCTTCTCTATCTCTGGGTATTGTTGTAGTAGCGACTCCACATACATCGCTACCCGTTCCTTGCGGTATTTGCGAACTACCGCCTCCAATAGTTTGCTCGACGCTATCGCTCGACGCTTCTCTTGTATGTAGCGACGCTTCATCTCGGTCAATCGTTCCCGTAACATATTCTTGTATTGACGAACCCTGTGTAAAAGCTTCTCACCTAATTGTATCGCTACATCATATCGTCGTCGAAGCGATTCCATCTTCTCCTCTCCCTCAGGCGGAGGCGGAGGAGGTGGAGGAGGTGTATCTTCCGGTTTCATGCGACGATGTACTCGTATCCGCTTACCCCCACCTTCCCCCGGCTCCTCTATATCCTCTATCTCCTCTTCCTCCTCCTCTTCCTCCTCTTCCGGTTCCTCCTCCTCCTTCAGTCGCCGTATGTTGCGGTTGACTTCTTCCATCTGGTTGGAAATCATACCCCTTAAATGTGAAACCTCAACCTGTAGATTCGGATCCGTTACCGATCCTAAACTCGCCGCCGCTTCTGATAGTTTGCGCAAGTGCTCTAGGAGATCATCTATCTTCATCTTCTCCGTGTTCAAATAGCTCTGAACCGATTCAGATATCACCTTCGCTTGCGCCAGTAGATTGAATCCCTCTCGCAACTCTTGGCTCACAGTCATGTTCCTTTCTCCTTTTTTTGTTTACCTAAAATTCATACACGAATGACGGAAACTCCCAATCCGAACTAAGAACAATATCTAGATCCATAACCCCTTGGCCCCGAACTAAGAATGACCTTTACCTCGTGTTTGTGTATCTAACAAACGGTAAAGAGTTTGTAATTTCGCTGCCGCTTTCGCTTTCAAGAATTGTACATATACATCATTTGTATTTATCGGTGTATCTGCTAATGATTCACTTAGCCTCTTAATGGTTCTTGTAACCTTATCTAGATCACTCTTTGTCCTTATGCGAATAGGTAGATCTTTACACTCATTTAGACAGTAGTGAAGCTGTTGTAATTGTCTTACATAATTGTTACTAACATTATCATTAGATTTAGTACTCGCTATCTCTTCTACTCTTAGTTTCTGAAAATTATGTGGTGTAGAAATCTTGTTACCCTCAGTGCGTATAGGTCTAGGTCTCGCTGCTTCTACTGATGGTACATAAACGAAATCCCATGTCTCTAAATGAAATTCTCTATCCTCTACTATCTCATCTTCACCTTGTTTGCGAACCTGACCATATCCTCGAGATGATACCCCTATGCTTATGTCATTCGAAAATAATTCCTGTAGTATGTTACCCGCTGGTGTCCGTAATATAAGATGCGTTGCCCATACCGTCCCATCCTCCTTAAGATACGCATCTTCCACTAAATGTGATACCCCTAAACTAACATGACCATGTAGCTTCGTTATCCCCGACGGTGGATGCTCTAACTCACCTAATACCCGCCTCTCCTTCAACCTCTTGCGAAATGTTGATTCCGGTGATAATGCCCTCTCCCATACCGATCGTGGATATACACGACCATTGTCATTCCTGCGGTCCGATATCTGCGCTACCCCACTCACCCTTAACCTCTTCGTCGTGCTGGTTAGCGACTCCATAAACGACTCTCTCATATCCCTCCAACATTGTATGAGCGTGTCATCTCTCGTCTTCTCTATCCCCGAATCAAGCTCTCTTATCCGAGATGCTACCACCCCCTCTTCTAATGGAGAAGGTTGCGTCGTCCATTCCTTCTCCCATTGCTTGATATCGACCTCTAATACCTCCACTAATAGTTGGTGCGTCATACCCTCTCTCTCCTCCCGTACGAACCCACCCTGTACTCACCTATTACCCAGTCATACCTCTCCAATGCATCTACATAGTAAGGTGCCGTTATCTCCATCAGCTTCCGGCTAGGTTCCACCGTTGTATACCTCCTCTCCTTCAACCAAATCTGAACCGCATAAAATGAATATATTAACTCTATCACTCTGTCGATCCCAATAATGTCGAAACCACTTCTCCTCAATAACATCCTCAATGCCCCTACGTCAACACAATACGTGTCTCCTAGCGAATACTCCACCTCTACCCAGTGCTGACGGTACCCACGGTATACCTTGATCCACTCCTCATCCCGGTAAGGTAATTCCCGAATCTTCATCTAGTGTCCCCAAATAGTAATCTCTCTATCTCCTTCTTGTCCATTCCAGGATTCATAGAACGTATCCTCTCGATAAATCCCTCTCTCTCCTCATCCGTTAATACCCCCACTAATGGTTGTAATGGAGGTGAATTCCATATACCCTCCAGCGATCCCTTGTCCTTGCTTACCCCTATTACCCCTATCACCGGTGTGGCTATTAACGCCGTGGTTGTCTGTTCACCTAATATATCCTCAACTACCGTCTCTATTACCTGATTCAAAATCGATTCCTGCGTCACCGTTGATGCTACACTATCCTGCGGTACCTTCACTATACCATCAATCTGGTATTCCGGCTCGAATTTATCCAAGAGCTTGCGTACCTCTGTCTCCGCATCACCTGCTGATTCCGCCCTCACAAATATCTCAACCTTCTTCCCCACACTTCGCCAATCCATTACATCCTTAAACACAGTTACATACTTCGGTATCCCCGAGTACACCTCCCCCACCTGTTCATCATCTGAATATCTCGCCGTTACCCAGTAATATTCCGACATCGGTTGTCCCTCCTATGACTCTTCTACCGCTTAAATGCATCACTCTCATCAAATATCTCAATGCGCCCCAAAGAGTCCCCACTGCTAGTAGAACAATAAATACGCATCCACTTGTAAGATGGTGTTATCGCCCCACTCAATATCGCCTTCCCCTTCGCTGGTACCACCGCCGTCGATATATTTGACCACGATGTACCATTCGCACTTCCCTGTAAAATAAGAGTAACCTGAACATCACCTTCATTGTATGCTAAAGCCTTGATTACTCGTGATTCCGCCCCTATCTTCTCATAGTTAACCCCTAAGTCAACCTGGTGTGCTACCTCTCCCTTCACAGATGCGAAAAATGGAACCGTTCTCGTTAGTAAATTACCCATGCTTCTTACTCCTCATAAAGTGAACCTTGAAACAATCCAAATACATTCCGAGATATTTTCCCCACCATCTAATAGACGGTTTAACTCCTCATCTACCCGTTCCCAATGATCTCGTATATCTTGAGCCTCTGCTATCTTCCTCGCCAAATCCACGGTTGGTGAACGTCTTGATCGGTAACATTGACCACTTAATGCTAAACCCACCGCATTGTGTATCAAGCGACCCTCACTCTCCTGAACCCCCTTGTGCTCGAAGAAAACTTCGATCTCTCTCCTAAAAGAATCTAACCCATACCTCCTAATGTAATTAAGTAATTCATCACACACATCTTTCATCATTGCTTGTTTACTCCTACCCCGAATACTACGTGTAGTTACCTCCCCTGAGTTCACCTACCGGTCCAACTTAACCCTCCTCCTGGGTACTTCTTAAATATCTCAGGTATCTCTATTCCCTTCTGTTTAAGATAGGTACAATAGAAAAAGCGAGTTTCATCATCTTTCGCAATAGCTGGCTCTCCTAGTGGAAATCGACCCTTCAAAATATCTTTGGCGTAATGGTAACTACACTCCGCATCCTGTGCAATTGCTGGCTCTCCCTCTGGAAATCTCTTGTGGCCTAATATGTGTGCAGCATAATTAAAACTCCATTGCGCATCCTGTGCAATAGCTGGTTCTCCCTCTGGAAATCTCTTGCCCCCTAAAACATCCGCAGCATACCTATAACTCCAAAACGCACTCTGTGCAATTGCCGGCTCTCCCTCTGGAAATCTCTTGCCCCCTAAAACATCCGCAGCATACCTATAACTCCAAAACGCACTCTGTGCAATTGCCGGCTCTCCCTCTGGAAATCTCTTGCCGTTCAAAACATCTAAAGCATAGTAAAAACTCAACACTGCACTTTGTGCAATCTTCGGCTCAGCCTCTGGCCACCCCTGAGGTTTTACGTTCTTGATGTATTCTATAATATCACCGACTTCACCTTCTCTCAAAATCTTTGGTTCAGCCTCCGGCCATCCTCCTGGCTTGAATTTCTTAGCGTATTCTACAATATCTCTAACATCACCTTCTCTCAAAATCTTCGGTTCAGCCTCCGGCCATCCTCCTGGCTTATACCTCATGGCGTATTCTACAATATCACCAACTTCACCTCTCTCTAAAATCTTCGGCTCAGCCTCTGGCCATCCTCTTGGCTTGAAATACCAAGCGTAATCCATAATATCACCGATTTTACCTCTCTCTAAAATCCTCCTCTCAGCCTCCGGCCATCTTCCTGACTTGAATTTCTTGGCGTATTTTATAATATCACCAACTTCACCTCTCTCTAAAATCTTCGGTTCAACCTCTGGCCACGGTCGCTTGAGGAACCTCACACAATAACCTAACAATTCATCTGCTCTAGCCTCATTCAAATCTGGTTTGATCAACTCTTTCACTTCCCCCGGTAAAGAAGTAACTTCCTTATCATGACTATCCTTGAACTGCGAAAAATCAGGTTGGTATTGTAAATAAGGCTTCATCTTACCACCTGACCCTTGCTCATATACCACATACATCTTGCCCCCACCTTCCCTAATATACTTCTTAGCATGTACTGACCAATCAGGGTGAGTAGTCTTGGTGCACCAAGCTGTTTCATCTGTCTCACTATAACCTAAACCTAAAATACCCAAACTTTCAGGGTCTGTAACCTCATACAATATGTAACGGCCTGCTCTACGCTTCTCTCTAACACCAGGTAGCCCCGTTGGACCCTTCACTATTAACTCCCAGCGAGGATTATCCTCCACAAATTTTTTGACCTTCGGAATGTCCCAATTGTCTAAACTGCGGTCTATCCCCTCTGGTAACTTGTTCATGTACGGTAGAAATCTGGCCAATAATTCTTTAAGTTCCTTTTGCCATCCCTCTTTGGCCATATCAACCTTCTTCTCCTTAAACTGCCTAAACAACCAACCATAGTAAGCATCCGACCTACAACCCTCTGGCAGCAGATCATCGAATAATCTCTTCAAATCTTCTCCTGTCTCAATACCCGGCACCTGATCTCTAAAATATCCGGCCCGGTCCTCCCAGTTGATCCTGGATTGTCCCAATTGCTCTAATAAATCACAAGCAAATAACACTGCTGTCTCAAACTTGATCATTCTGTG